ACAAGACCTATACAAACAAAAAAGGTCCTTGGAGTTGAAGTGGCAACAGGAGCATCTGTCTAATGATAGATACACTCTTGAAATGGTCAGAATTGATGACAAAGTTAAAAGAGTCATTACTGATATTAAGCTGGAAGAAGCAGCTATTGCTCACAGACAAAATAGCGTTGAAGGCGCTGCTCCACAAGTTTCTGTAGCTACTTAAGTAACAAAGCTACATCGCTGAAATCGCACTTTCTTATAAGGCTCTCTTGCACTCCACTAAAAACTGTTGTATAAATATCTCACTATACATAAATTAATATTTTACATAGACGCGGTATAGTCGACGGCCTAGAGACTATGTAGAATTTAACTAGGAGAACTATCATGGCAACAACTCTATTTAGAGGACCGGTATTACAAGGAAAGTTTAATATATCTGACATTGTTACTGGATTTAATTTAGAAAACAAACAATCAAATCACACAATAACTGCTGGTGAATTAGCGGCAGGAATGACATTTACTTCATCTACAGATGGTGTTGTTTTTACTTTACCTGCAATTTCTATTGGAAGAGTAATTACTTTTGTAAACACTGCTCAAGATGGAGCTAACGCTTTAACAATTAGTCCAAACGCTAATGATGGTATTTTGTATGCGGGATCTTTAACAGATAATAAAGATCTTATTAATACAAAAGCTACATCTAAAGTAGGAGACCATGTTACAATTGCATCTTTGAACTCAACTGCTCATTGGACAGTTGTATCTGTTCAAGGTATTTTTGCAAAAGAAGCATAATAATTAATTTACTTTCAGGGAGTGATGTAATGATCACTCCCCTAGAGTAGGAAGGAAATAAAATGGCAGCAGTAGGAACAACTAAAACACAATTTGACGGATCTAAAAGATTAGTAGTACAAACAATTTTAATGCCCACAGAAGCAGCAGGTGAATTTACATTCACTATTGATGTATCAGCATTAAATAATCAAAGATTTCCAGCAGTAGCAAATGGAAACGCATCGGCTATACCTTGTGTTTCTTTGTCTTTACAAAAAATTTGGTATTCTGTATCGGTCGCAGCAAAAGAAGATTCTGTAAGTATTGTAGGAGATGCAACAGCAGATTTACCTTACATAACTTTACATGGTAATGGATTTAAAGATTTTACAAATATTGGTGGAATACATAACCCTGCTCTTGGAACCGGTGGTTCAACAGGTGATGTAATTATTAGATCTAATGATGGTACAGGAGCTACAACAGCGGGTGATTCAATATCAATCCACATGGAGTGGTTAAAAAATTACTAGGAGGTTAAATGGCTAACGTTACTTCCCAAACTTATCAATTTGATCAAGACTTTTCTATTGATGAAATTATTTCAGATGCTTATGAAAGACTAGGCTTAGTTGGTACTTCGGGACATCAACTTAAAACAGCTAGAAGATCTTTAAATATTCTATTTCAAGAATGGGGTAATAGAGGTTTACATTTTTGGGAAGTTGGTAATACCAACGTTACATTAATTCAAGGATCAACTACTAATGTTGATGCAACAGCTCAAGGTTCTGGAACTTATACTTTCTATAGAAACGCATCAGATGTACCTGGAGGTGGAGAACCACCACAAGCTACAACTGTCCCTACAGCAAATGTTTATGGTATTACAGATATTTTAAACGTAGGCTTTAGACAAAACTATAATACTACTTCTCAATCAGATATTACTTTAACTAAAGTAGATAGATCTGCTTATTCTGGAACAGCTAACAAAGCAACAGTCGGCACACCTTCTCAATTTTGGGTCCAAAGATTCATAGATAGAGTTACTGTAACTATTTACCCGTTACCTAATGCAACAGCCGCAGCAGCAACAAGTAAACTAATGGTTTACTATGTTAAAAGAATTCAAGACGTAGGTGCTTTTTCAAATGCAACAGACACACCTTTTAGATTTGTACCTTGTATGGTTTCAGGTTTAAGTTATTTATTATCTCAAAAGTTTGCACCAGAGAGAACACAAGAATTAAAATTGTTTTACGAAGATGATTTAGCAAGGGCTTTATCTGAAGATGGATCTCCATCTAGTACATACATAACCCCTAAAACTTATTATCCTAATATCTAATGGCTACTTATTCAAAAGGTTCTAGAGCATTAATGATCTCAATGAGATCAGGGGCCGCGTTCCCTTATAATGAGATGGTACAAGAATGGACAGGAGCCTGGGTTCATAATTCTGAGTTTGAAGCTAAGCAACCACAACTTACACCAAGACCCGTGGGCGCTGATGCACAAGCCTTAGAACATGCTTTTCCACCAAGAATAGAACCAGGTGTTTTAGATTTATTAAAAGCTGATCCGTTTGAAACATATCAAGCAGGATCACCTATAGTTAATGTTAATCTCCCAGGAAATAAATATGCTACAGGAGATATAAAAAGATTTCGTGGTGCACCAGGCATAGCTGGAGTATTTAATATTCCAGATAATGTTAATGGAATTACAGGCGCTGTTATTGCAAGAAGTGCAGGGTATGCTATAAATGTAGGTAAATATGTAGGTGGAGCAACTGATGCTACTCAAACTAATTGGTTCTGGTTTTCAGCAGCAACTAATGCTACAAGTGCAGGAATAGGAGGAGGTTTTCCGGTCAGCGTTGGACCAGTAACCTTAGAAGCATAATTATGGCAGGATATACATACACAACTATTACTAATAATATTAGAAGTTATACTGAAGTAGATGCTAATGTATTTACTCAAGGAGTTATAGATGATTTTATAATGTTAGCTGAACAAAGAATTATTAATGATGTTCCAATTGATGCAGATAGATTTGTACAAGAAGGTCAATTTGTAAAAGATGATAATACAATTAATTCACCAGCAGGAGCTTTGTTTATTAGAGGAGTAGAAGTATTTCCTTCTACAGCCGTTACAACAGAACAAGGTACATGGTTAGAGAAACGTGATCAAACTTTCTTATCTGAATATGTAGGTAGATTAACTGGACCAGAAGGACCAAATACAGGTCAAGATGTGACTGGCGTACCTAAATACTATGCTATGTTTGGAGGCGCAACTGGGCTTACAGACAGTACTTCAGGAGGACTATATATAGCTCCTACACCAGATGAAAATTACTTTTTTAGAATATATTATAACAAATTACCCACTGGTTTATCAGGGTCTAATGCTACGACTTATATTAGTAATTACTTTCCTCAATTACTATTATATGCTACATTAGTGGAAGCTTACGGATTTTTAAAAGGTCCAATGGATATGTTGACATTATACGAACAAAAGTATAATACTGAACTACAGAAGTTTGCAAGTATGCAAATTGGTAGACGAAGAAGAGACGATTACACTGACGGAACTGTCAGAATAAAAATTGATTCACCGTCACCGTAACAAGGAGATAAAAAATTATGGCAATAGCATCGGTACTAACAGACAGTTTTAAAACAGAGTTAATGAAAGGTGGCCACAACTTTAATACAGCCGGTGGTACTCCAGCAGGAAATGCATTTAAACTTGCTCTTTACACAAGTTCAGCTAATCTTGGAACTACAACAACAGTTTACGCAACTACAAACGAAATTACAAATACAGCTGGTTCAGCTTATGTAGCAGGTGGAAAAGCTTTAACTAATTCAGGAGTTACAACTTCTACAGTTACTTCACACACAGACTTTGCAGATTTATCAGTAGCAAATGGTACAGCTTGGACTTCAGCATCTTTCACAACAAGAGGATGTTTAATCTATAACACAACAGCTGTAACTGGATTTACTACAAACAGAGCTGTTTGTTCAATAGACTTTGGTGGAGATAAAACTGTTTCTAACGGAACGTTCTCTATTGAATTTCCAACTAACTCATCATCAGCAGCTATCATTAGACTGACATCATAAGGAGTAAAACCTTATGGCTGATACAATAATCACAGCTACAGTCGGCACAGGTACACAGTATCAAGTAGGTGGTACTGGTAATGTTTATTATTTTAATGGTGCACAACCTACAGATTTTAAATTTCCTTGGGTAGCAGGTGCAGTTCTTAGAGTAGATCAATCTGATGCTACTAATGATAATCATCCTTTTCTTTTTACAACAAGTGCCAGCACAAATACTGCAACTATGCGTGCAGGTATTATTACTAATAATGTAGAATATTATTTAGATGGTTCAGCTAGTCAAGCTGACTACATGAACACCAGTACTTTTAATGCAGCTACAAATAGATGGATTGAAATTACTATTACTGCACCAAGTGTAATTGATTTTTTCTTTGCATGTTGGGTTCATGGTATCAGTATGGGTGGTATTATAGATATTACTCAAACTACTTGGGGTGCTATGAATTGGGGCCAAGGTGCGTGGAACAAGCAAGGTGATGAATCAGTATCACTAACTGGTTTACAAATGACTGGTTCACTTAATGCGGCTGGAGTAAACGTAGCACAGTTTCCTGGTTGGGGTACTTTAGATTGGGGTGAGAATGGTTGGGGTAGTGTTGATGGTGCAGTAGAAACTTTACCATCTTTATTAGCTACAGGTTCTGTAGGAAGTTTAACAGCTGAAACTTTTCAAAATGTATCTTTAACAGGTTTAGAAATAACAGGAGCACTTGGTACTCCTGCTCTTGAATTTGATTTTGAATTAACATTAACAGACAGTTTATTAGCAACAGCTACATTAGGTCAACTTGGAGTTAATGCTGGAGATGATGTACAAGTTGGATTAGCAAGCTTACTAGCTACAGGTTCTGTAGGTGCTATTTCTCCAACTCCTAATACTAATATTAGTTTAACTGGATTAGAAGTTACCGGTAGAGTTGGTAATCTTGCAGAAGGTGTTTTAACCATAGTAGATTTAACTGGAACATCATTATTAGCTACAGGTGCTGTAGGAGCTATTACACCAACAAATTCAACAGGAGTCACTATTTCTGCTAGTTTAGGAATGACAGGAACATTAAATGCAGCAGGAGTTACAACTCCTGAGCAAGTTGTTGGATTGACGGGATACGAAATAACTGGTAGTTTAAATGCTGCCGGAATATCAACAATTCATTATGCAGATGTTGACATTACGGGTTCAACATCGTATACAGATGTGAAGCATGTAAATCAGGCGTAGGAGAAAATTATGGCATCAACATATAATAGTCTAGGTATTCAATTAATGGCAACCGGTGAAAACGCTGGTACATGGGGAACGAATACAAATAACAATTTAAACTTTATTATGAACACACTAGGTTATATTAGTGTGGCATTAACAGCAGATAGAACTTTAACAATTCCAGATGGTTCAACAGGGACTTATGATGGAAGAGCTTTTATTATAGAACTTACCGGCTCGACTGCTGGAAACAGAGTTTTAGATATTGCAGCTACAGCTGGAGATCCAGCAGCAGCTATTGAAAAACCTTTTTTAATCGTAGACAACACTACAAGATCAAGTGGAAATACAATTACTTTTAAAGTTACTGGTCAAACAGGAATATTAGTCCCAGCAAGTGGTAATGTATTATGTTATCATAATGGAACAGATATTGTTTCTTCAGGATTTCCAAGTACTACAGGAGCACAACCGGCATATACTTTGCCATCAGCAGATGGTACTGCAAGTCAAGCTTTAGTAACAGATGGTGCTGGAGTAGTAAGTTTTGGATCAGCAGGAATATCAACAGGAAAAGCTATTGCAATGGCAATGATTTTCGGGTAAATAACTAAAAGGAATTAAATTATGGCAAACCCAAATATAGTAAACGTAGCAACAATCAATGGTGAGTCGCAAGGACTTGCATTAGGAACAGGTGATTCAAATGTTATTATTGCAGCAATCAGTTCTGGTAAAGTTGTTAAAATAAATAGAATTACAGTAGCTAATGTTGATGGAACTTCAGCAGCAGACGTTTCTGTTAAAGTTGTAAAAGCTGCTTTTACTTCTGCAGCAACAGGTGCAGCAGGAAATGTTGGAACAATTTATTTAGCAAAAACAATTTCAGTACCGGCGGACGCATCTTTAGTGTTATTAGATACGCCAATCTATATGCAAGAAGGAGATGCTCTTCAGGGAGGAGCTAGTGCGACGTCTGATCTAGAAATTTTTGTATCATACGACGTAATAGCATAGGGAGGTAATTAGCTATGGCAAATGGCGGAATTATCGGACCAGTCAACACAGTAAATCCAGCACAATGTCTTTCGGCAAAAAAAACTACATTTACATCATCAGGAACTTTTACTGCACAAGCTACAACTAATATAGATTATTTAGTGGTAGCAGGTGGAGGTGGAGGCTCACCTAGTTCTAATGGGCCAGCTCCTACTCATACTGGCGGAGGTGGTGGAGGTGGAGGTGGTCTTCGTGCATCAGGAACGTTTACTCCTTCTCCTAGTAATAGAGGTTCTGCAGTCCCTGTTGTATCAGGTACCCCCTATGCAATTACAATTGGCGGTGGTGGACCTGGCGGTGGAGGATCCTGTGCTCCAGCATTAGCTGCTAGAAAAGGTGGTGATTCAGTTTTTAATTATGAAGGTGCAACTATTACATCTACCGGAGGTGGTGGTGGAGCTGGCGATGAAGGAAGTCTTGCAGGTGCCCCTGGTGGTTCTGGTGGTGGTGGCGGTGGTCCTTCTAATAGTAGTACCGCTGGTGGATGTGGTAATACTCCTTCAGTAAGTCCGGCTCAAGGTAATCCTGGTGGACCTGGTGGTGGTGAAGGTGGTGGCGGTGGTGGAGCTGGTACAGCAAATTCTAATGCAACAGGTGGAGCAGGTTTAGCAAATACAAGTTCAGGTAGTCCAGTAACTTATGCTGGTGGTGGCGGTGGTGGAGCTGGAGGCGGTGGTGGACCAAGTCCAGGAGGTTCTGGTGGTGGTGGAGCTGGTGGTGGACCTAATTCTTCAGGAGGAACAGGATCAACTAACACTGGTGGTGGTGGAGGTGGAGCTGGTGGTGGATCTAGTGGTACTACTGGGTCAAATGGTGGATCAGGTTTAGTAATTATTAACGAACCTGCAGTTTCAATTTCAAAAAGTGCACCAGGTGTTTGGTCAATGAACACAGTATATGATTTCGTAAAAAGTGACAATTGGGTTGAAACTCCCGCATTTATTTCAGCAACAGGTGGTACAATTACAGAAGATGGTGATTATAAAATTCATACGTTTACAGCTTCAGGACCTTTTAGTGTTACAGCAGCTGTTGGTAAACCTACAGCAGATTCAGCAGCCGATTATTTAATAGTAGCAGGTGGTGGTTCAAGTGGTAGTGGTAATGGTAATGCACCAGGAGGTGGAGGTGCAGGTGGTGTTAGAGCTTCTGCAACAACTTATACAAATGCAGGACCAAGTTCTCCAAGAACAGCAGGTGTTGCTGCAGTAACGTTAACAACTCAAGATTATTCAATTGTAGTAGGTGCTGGTGATGTAGGGCAAACAGGTCCACAACCAAATCCTGGTACAAGAAGAGGTACAGATTCAAGTGGTTTAGGTTTAACAGCAACTGGCGGTGGTGCTGGTGGTTATCACGGCGGTGGTGGTGGACCAGGTAACTCAGGAGGATCAGGTGGTGGAGCATCGGGTGGTGGTTTAAACAAAACTGCTGGTGCAGGTAATACTCCTCCAGCAAGTCCGGCTCAAGGTATGATTGGTGGTGCTAGACCAGGATCTCCTCCAGACGGTGGTGGTGGTTCAGGTGGAGGTTTTATAGGTGCTGGTACAAATGCTAGTAATGCTATTGCAGCTGGTGGAGCTGGTGGTGGATTCCCTACAGCTTTTGGTTCTAACGGAGAACCATGTGGTTCTTATAGATATTATGCTGGTGGTGGAGCTTCAGATGGAGTTACTCCAGGTACAACACCTGCTCCAGATGCTAATGTTGGTGGCGTTGGTGGTGGTGGTGGAATAGGACAAGCAGATGGAACTATTGGAGTTGCAGGAACTGCAAATACTGGTGGTGGCGGTGGTGGTCCTAATAATACTAATTATCCAATAGCGGGTGCTAATGGTGGTTCTGGTATAGTTGTTATTAGATATAAATTTCAATAATTGACACTAAGGATAAAAAATTATATAAACAAACTTTAAGGAGAAAAATAATATGGCACATTTCGCAGAATTAGATGATAATAACGTAGTCCTAAGAGTAGTCGTTGTAGGCAATGATTGCGTACCATCGGACGAACACATAGATGGAGAAACATGGTGTATTAACTTTTTTAAAGGTGGCACTTGGAAACAAACTTCTTACAATCACAATTTCAGAAAACAATATGCAGGTACAGGTTATACTTATGACGCTGCAAAAAATAAATTTATAAGTCCACAACCTTATGCTTCATGGGCATTAGATGCTAATGATGATTGGCAAGCACCGGTTACTTATCCAACAGTTATAACTTATGAAGATGGAACATATACACAAGCCGATGTAGATGCAGATATATATCCAGTAGGTCATGAACAAGAAGGACAAAGAGTAAATAGTTTTGTTGCAGGAGATACAAAAAATTCTCCATACATAATTGTATGGGACGAAACAGGTCAACAATGGACTGCAAAAGATAGAGAAGATCCAGTTAACAATTTCAATTGGGATGCATCAGCACTAGCTTGGGTATCCGCATAAGGAGAACTAAGATATGGCGAGCCCTTCAAACAGCTCACAAAACGGCGGAATACTAGGAGTAAGTAATAAAACTTCTTTTGGTAAATGCACGGTTACAACTAAAACATCAAGCTCACCAAGTGCAGTCACAACACAACCAGGAACTAGATTCATTGATTATTTAGTAGTAGCTGGTGGTGGAGCTGGTGGTGGTGGATCAAGTCGTGCAGGTGGTGGTGGAGCAGGTGGAGCTATAAAAGCATTAAGTATTCCAGTTTGTGGTAACACAGCTTTAGGAGCAGTAGTAATTGGAGCTGGTGGTTCAGGGGCTACACCAGAAACTGTAGGAGCTTCCGGATCCACATCTTCTTTTGTAATTGGTGGAGCAACTATTTCAACAACTGGAGGCGGCGGTGGCGGCGGTGGTGGTCAACCAGACGCTGATGGTTTAGGAGCACCAGGTGGTTCAGGTGGTGGCCCAGGTTCAAATGTAAATTGTAGAGCAGGTGGTACAGGAGTATGTGGTCAAGGTTTTCCCGGCGGTCCGGCTTTAGCAGGTGGTACGAATTGTACAGCAGCAGGTGGTGGTGGTGGTTCAGCAGCAGGTAATGGTCCCCCAGGACCACAAGTTGGTGGTCCCGGTGGAGCTGGAATAGAATTTAATGGTAGTAATTATGCCGGAGGCGGTGGTGGTGGAGCAGGTGGTCCAGGTTGGACTGGCGGAACCGGTGGAGCCGGCGGTGGTGGAAATGCTCAATTATGTCTTCCAGCAAAAAATGGAACAACTAATACAGGAGGTGGTGGTGCTGGAACTCTTCAACCTTCTAGCCCCTTTTCAGGTGGTAGTGGTGGTTCGGGTGTAGTTATTGTAAAAGAATTAAACAAAGCAAGTGGTGTGTGGTCAATGCAAAGTCAATATTCTGCTCAAAGAGCAGGAACATGGCCTTTCTATGCAGAGTTTTCAGGAATAGATTATTTAGTAATAGCAGGTGGTGGTTCTGGTGGTAGTAAAAGAGGTGGTGGAGGTGGAGCTGGTGGTTATAAAGAATCAGCTGGTACTTCTAATGGTTCATATACTGTATCTCCATTTGGCTCTGGAGTAGCAGCTTTAACATTAGAAGGATTTGTATCACACTCAATTGTAATTGGAGCTGGTGGTGCATGTTCTCCATCTTCCATACCTAACACAGCAAATCCAGGAAATAATTCAAGTTTTGGAGGTATTACATCAACCGGTGGCGGTGGTGGAGCACAAGAAGGTGGAACAGGTGGACCAGGTGGTTCTGGTGGTGGAGCAGGAAACACTGACTCGGCCCCTACAGGTTCAGGTGGTACAGCTAGTCCTCCAGGTCAAGGTCATGCTGGTGGTAGCTCACTTCGTAGAGCCGGTGGTGGTGGCGGTGGCGCAGGAGCCGTAGGTTGTAATGCTCCAAGTTCTCCTTCAAGTCCGTCTCCTACAGGAGCTTCAGGAAGAGGTGGTACTGGTGGTGCAGGAGCAACTTCAGGAATTACAGGATCATGCGTCCAAAGAGGCGGCGGTGGAGGTGGTGGAGCACAATACACAGGTACTGTTGCCCCAGGTGGTGCTGGTGGTGGTGGAACAGGTAGTACAGGTCAAGGTGGGTCTTCATCTGCTACGGCAGGTACAGCAAATACAGGTGGTGGTGGAGGTGGTGACCAAGACGGACCTCAAATTGGAAGAGCAGGTGGTAGTGGAATTGTTGTTGTTAGAGGACCAAGTGCTAGAACATTTACTGTTGCTCCTGGAACTAACTCTACAAGTACAGCTCCGGGTGGACAAAAAATTGCAACCTTTACAGTTTCTGGAACATTGACAATAAGTTAATATTATTTTATATTGTCTTTATAAAGACATATGCAATTACAAAATTATTACTATTGGTTTAAAGATGCCATACCTCATCATGTATGTGATGATATTGTGCGTTATGCAAAATCTATTCAAGATCAAATGGCTGTGACTGGTGGTCTTGGTGGTAGAAAATTAAATAAAAAAGAAGTACAAGATTTAAAAAAGAAAAGAGATTCTGATATAGTTTGGTTAAATGAACGTTGGATTTATAATGCAATACATCCTTATATACATCAAGCTAACAAAGATGCTAATTGGAATTTTCAATGGGATTTTTCTGAGTCTTGTCAATTTACAAAATATAAAAAAGGTCAATACTATGATTGGCATTGTGATAGTTGGGATCGACCTTACCATAAACCAGAAGAACCTACTTCACATGGTAAACAAAGAAAATTATCTGTAACTTTATCTTTGTCTGATGATAAAGAATATAAAGGTGGGGAGTTAGAATTTGATTTTAGAAACACAGATCCAGATAAGAAAACAAATACACATGTATTAAAAGAAATAAGATCTAAAGGTTCTTTAGTTGTATTTCCTTCTGATGTATGGCATAGAGTTAAACCGGTCAAAAGTGGTATTAGACATAGTCTAGTAATCTGGAACCTTGGATGGCCAT